ACGCATAGACAGCATAGAACGCACGGTGTGCTACTGTCAAGGGTGAGATTCGACTTGCGATTCCGTTTTCCCTAAGCCAGTTGGTCCAGCCGAGAATTTCTTTAACAGCTCTTGTTACAGCGAGACTTCTGTCGTCTACCGGCTTTCCTTCAAGAATGTCTGAAACAGACCTTGCGAGGAGTTTTTCAAAATCTATACCGTCTTCTTCAATAGTTATATTTTCGAGCGCTTCAGTGACATCAAACTGATCACCTTTTTCTTCTTTAGGAAGTGAATGAAATACTTTGAGTGCCTCGTCAATTTTTTCTGAAGGTATAAATTTATCTGTGATTGTTAGTATTCCTTCTACTGATTTCGAACCGTAGAAGAGGTTTGGAACCTGCGTGGCGCGGATGTCCGACCCAGGAATATCTTTAGATATTGCTCTAGTAAACCACTGATAAAAATCACCGTCGATGATAGGTTTTTCTAGGCCAAAAACTAACCTAAACCGAGGCCAAGATTCTGAAGTTGAAGGAGAGTCGTAAGCAAGAGAAAGATATTTTTTACATATATCGAGTTCTTGAGCTTGTTCCCAAGTCAACTCTTGTTTTTGAATTTTGTTCCCTTCAGCGTCTTTTCCGTCGGCTTGATTATCAATGTCGATAATTATCAACCCAGCGTGGACAATGCCAGTATTGTCTTTGACACGCTTGCCTTCGAGCAAGTGCCACGCGCATAAACCCTTTCGCTGCCCTACTTCGTCTGCGATACCGAGGGCGTCAAGCTCTACAGGTTCCCAGTTATTGTTGAAAGATCGAAAGTCACCACCTGCCTCAATCTTGCCCGTGGCAGCATCAAGTGCACTGACTACTTTGCTGTTTACGGAACAAATGAATTGCATGACGTGATTTGATGTCTCACCATTCTGCCTTGGATCTGAGGTTTTAACACCTATCTGACAAAGATTTAAGACTGACCGGCCTTTGGTCGTACCTCGTTAAAGAATTTGTCGACTAAAGCAAGCCACGCAAGCTCGTCCTTTTCGACCTCGGATTCACCGAAGGTAAAGACTTGAGTTTGATAGTCATCCATCGGGGTGGACACGATAATCTGCGTTTTACTAATTTTGATACCTAAGCAGGCTTCTGCCGCGAGTTTGTAGGCAGCTAATTGTAGTCGTGTTTTCTTGACCTTAAACACTCCTGAAATGAGTGCCTTTTTAGTTTTTTCGTCGACGTTGGATTTTTTATTAGGAAAACGTGCGCTGTAGGGACCTGCGCTCGTCTTAAAGTCAGCTAGGACAATCTCTGCGTTGCTGTCCATGTAAATTAAATCACAGCACCCTGCGTACCCGTGTTTTGTATTTTCGTCGTAATAGAAAATTCTTCCTACACCATCGTCTCCAACATACTTAGACCAACTTGGTTGATTGTAAGGTCGCTCAGACCATAAGACTCTGCCTCCTTCAAGAATCTCGTCCATTCTCTCAGGAACTCCTTTCCAAAAAGGAGCGTATGCCTCTGGAGGTACAACCTTCAAGCCACGAATATGATTTTCAGTTGCCTCGTGGATCCACGTCCCTCGAGCTGCTGCAGCGTCAGCTGCACCAGGGTTCATAATGTTCCAGTGAGCCAGTTTTTGCTGAGTCTTAGCTGACTGAGTACTACTAAGAATTGAAGTTACAGACGGCAGATAATCAGGCACTCCAGGACACTTGTAGTGCCTTAAACCGTTGATAGTTTTACGTGTATCCATGCTTTTCAATTTATTCAATACTAGAACTGCGCTAGTCCGTTGCCTGCATCTTTATTGTCACCGTCGCTTTCGTCAATAAAGAATTCACTTTTTTGATACTCGAAATCTCTATTGCGTTGATCTAGCTCACTCAGCAAGCAACGACCTGCTGAAAAAGAGTCGGCAACAAGTTCTGCGGTTTCATCCGCTTCACGAGGTTGACCAGCGTGGTCCACGCATTCTTGCAGAATTTGATTACTTACCAACAACGCTGCAATAGTATCAAGCTTTTTATTTGTTTCTTGCTGCGTTTCAATCCACTGCGTAAGAAGCAGCTGCAGTCGTCCTTTCATTTTTTTGTAAAAAAGATTTTGGTCGCTGCCAGCTTACATCGAAATCAATATTTGTCCCCCTATCTGTTGGCTTCGCTTTGTCGTATACCATCCACGCAGATGTTACTGAGTCTTTTGTTTTACCCTGATCAGCACGAAATACAGGCCGAGGATTTAAAACGATTAGATTCGATAAAGGTTTTTCCAATAAAAACTCAGATCTCGCCCGTGTGGGCTCAAGAAATGTTAAGCGGTCAAGAATAATAAGACCGCGATTAGCGAGTTCAAAACCCGGCTCGATAACCCATTGAATATTTTCTCGCACACCCTGGGTAATCGCCACGGTCCAATCGAAGTCAGGGAGATTTCTCCACCAAGAAGTATCGAGGTAGTCGGTATCACAATTGGCTCGAATACAGTCCGTATGTCCCATCGACTTTAACTGAGCCTCTAGTTGTCCGTCTGTGTCAAGAGGTAGGACAATCCTCCCAGACACAAGGTTTTTTTCCGTAATAGGATTAATAATATTGTCGGGTACTTTATAAAAGCTCATGGAAAGTGATGATTTACTACGACAACTACGTGAGTATATGACGATCGAACAAGAGTTTTATCATCATAGATTCATGTCTCGTGCACGAAAAATCGAGAAGGCAGAGGACTTTGTAGAGATCTTAGACCTGCTTCACGCAAACTACCTTGTCCAGAAAAGACTTTTTCAAAGTCTTGCAAAATCTGTCGCAGACTCCGGAGTTGAGCTTCCTCCGTTAAGCGATTTGCTTAAGCAATAAAAAACCGCCGGGAGCACTCCGGCGGCTTGGTGTGTGTGAGTAGCCTCTAGATTACACCGAAAGACCCGCAGCTTTCAAGGCTTCCTTCTGTTCCTTTGTCAGTTCTTTAGAATTGTCTGACGTGGGTTCTGGAGGCGCTGCTTTAGGTTCGCCCGCACCAGCAGGAAGAGCGCTAAGACCTTCCGCTTTAGATCCCTCCAACTGAGGATTTGCTTCATCGAAGGCTGCTTTGATTTCGGCATGATCAGTTCCAAGAGGTAGTTCAACCAAATTCGCACCGGAGATATGAGAACGAAGTGCACTTGATACCAAGTCTCCTCCATCGCTTTGGAGCCACTCGTTAATATCTTTGATGAGAGTTTTCTCTTCGTCGTCTTTAACTGGACGGTCAACAAACTCAAGCACGTTGTAATTAACTTTACCTGTATCTGCGCCGGTAATCGGATCAGTTTGAGTAAAGCTTCTTTGAACGAACTTAGTTTGAGTTACGACTTCCGCAACGTTGATGCGGTTGTTGTAAAGGGTTTGGAAATATGAGATGAAGTTCTTTTGACTGCTTTTACCAGAGATAACAGCAGTTGATACGCATCGACTAGGTAACAAACGATGAGTAGGGTCCACACCAATAAACGCAACCCTGATGAATTCTTGACGGTTTCGCATTCCAAGGTTCCCATAGAAGGGAGTAAACCCGAGCAATACAAATGAAATAGGGATTCCGTTGTCATTGGAATCTGTGATTGCTTGATCGGGATCCGTATCCGACTTCCAGCGACGCTGCTGAAGATCGATACGGAGCGTGTGCGGTGGGACTTGGCAGAGAATCTCATCAGCCGCAAATTGTCCAGCGATAAAGACCATGATTAATCAAAGAGAGAAGTTAATTGAACCAATAGCCGCTGCAGCGACTTGACCTTTCTCGGGGTCAGCTGCTTTTTTAGGCGCGGACTTCGTGCCTTTGGGAAGGTAAAGAATCTGATCTACGGCGTAGTTCAGATACTGTTTTTCACCTTTCTCACTTGTGCTTACCCGACCGACAGCGATCGTGGGCGTTCCGTTCGGAAGCTCAGAGAGTTGTTTGGAGTGCTGGTTCCAAGCTGTAAGCTTGAACCAATTTGTTTCTTTGTCGTCAGGAGCCTGCCAGGCAATAGATCGGTTTGTGACAGTTGAATCACCGACCTCGCTTTCCTCGGACTTTGGACCAAGACCACCGCACGCCATGAAAGTATTGATGGCGAGGATATCGCTAAAGTTTTCAGGAGTTACAACCAACATTGGCTGCATCTGAATCACACCATCAGGTGTGGCTTTAGTTGGTCCAATAGCAAGAACCTCTTGTTTTTCGTCGAGGTCTTTTAGAAGTTTGCCGACGTAGTGATCTTCTTTTTGGATCAGTTGGACTTTGGTTGAGATTTTTTTGCTTGATGAGGGCAAAGATTCAGCAATGACGTTGACTTTGCCGTCTTCAACCATTGCAGAGTCTGTGACCCTAAGTCCCAGAAGAAAAACGTTCATCTTTGAGGATTCGGTAAATCGTTGAGCGGTGTACGTTGAGTGCCTTGGCGATTTGCGGAACGCTCGCGCCTTGGCTACGGAATGCTAAAAGCATCTGCAGGTCCCCGCCACCTATTTTTGAATTTTTTTCATGCAAATACTGGTTATGGTATGGGTTTACACACAATGGGTTCCTGCACACGTTTTTCACCACAGCGTCTTTACTTATATCTAGATAACCTAGTATCAAAGGTCGCACATAAAATCTTTTGTTTAGTGTATAAACAGCAGGGACTTTATTAACAAGAGATCCTTTCCAGTCGTAACACTCTTTGTGATCGAAATCGTTATATGCCAGTTTTTCAAACAGTTCACTTAATTTATTTTCTTTAGCCGCACCGTATCCAAGCTCGAATCGGTCTGCCTCTAAGCTTCTCGCGATGTCCAGAGCCTGTGCTTGCGCGTGGGCCGCATCGAACGCTTTGACCGATATTTTTACTTGAGTTTGTCCCTTCGAGACTAAAAGGCTGTAATGCTCAGAAGACATCATTAAAGAAGGGTTCGAAAAGTGTATCACTTCTCGAACCCTTTTCTAGCTAATTACTTTCTTGAATCTATTTCTTAAACCCAGCGAGTGCCGAAGTAGCCGCTGCTAATGCTGCTTCCATAGCGGCATAATTATCAGAGGTGCCTTGATTGTTTTCGGGAGGCCGACCTTCTTTTCCACCGAGCCCTAAGAACAATTGCTGAGCACGCGGGCCGATATTCAAACCTTCGGCTTGAGCTCTCTTACCAACCTGTTTAATGTCTTTACGAGTTGCGCCTTGGTCGAGGAGTGCTTGAATGTCCTTCATACCAAAACCAGATTGGCCGTATGCGCTGACATCGAAGTCATCAAACTTTCCTTCAGTGCGTTGACTTCCTTGCTGTAAAAGCTGCATAGCTTTCGGACCAACATTAAGACCTGTCTTACGAGCTTTATCGCGAAGAGCTCGGAGCTGTCTAACGTTCGCTCCTTCCCCGGTAAGGTAATCAATGTCTTTCATGCCGAAACCTGCTTGGCCTTGTGAAGCGAAGTCGTAGTCGGCAAATTTTTTGTAATCAGTTTGTACTTGTTTAGGCTCACCTTTTGGTTCGGGGTCAAGCTGAGGGGCGTTTTCTCTCTGGCCGAAGCTTTGTTCTAACAACGCCTGAGCTCTGGGACCAATATTCAAGCCCTTGTCTCGAGCTTCATAGCTGAGCCTACGGATATCTGCCAAAGTGCCGCCTTGATCAAGCACGTAATCGATATCCTTCATACCGAAACCAGGCTGACCGTACTCAGCGAATCCGAATTTGCCTCCGCCGAATTTATCTGCGTAGTCTTCTGAAAGAGTTCTGTTTAACAACTGCTCTGCACGTCGTCCAACATTCAGACCTTGGTCTTTTGCTCGAGCGCCTAATGCACGAATATCAGAACCAGTAGCGCCTTGGTCTAACAGGGCGTAGACATCTTTCATTCCGTAACCGGCCTTTCCGTATGCGGAAAAGTCGAAATCAGAGAAAGGTCCTTCCGGAGTTTCGGTATCAGATCCAGTATCAGATCCAGTATCAGATCCGCCTCCAGGCAGTTCAACATTTCCGCCAAGATTTTGTCCGACGTTGCTACCGACAACATTAATATTGTTAATTCCACCACCGCCTCCAAAACCAAGCATGGCAGTCGTACCAGTCTGAGGTTGTGGCCTCATACTCAGAGCATTGCCCCTACCTTTTGTCTGCTGCATCAACTGAAGGAACGGATTCAGCCCCCCAGTAGATTCCTCGTCATCGCTAAACAGACCGGCTAAGTCAATACCAAAAAGGGTGCCTGCCGTACGAATAGGGGTGCTAGTCATCCTCAGACTTGTTCACATATACAACTAATTTAGCTGTTTTTGAGCCAATAGCGACTGATATCAAATCCAGGCCCACAAACTGACTTTAATGTTCTAGATATTCTCTGTGCTTCTTCGTAGTCTTTAAATCGTTTTGCTTTTTCTCTGTTTTTTGTATAGGAACAAAGTAATTTTTTACTCGTATTTAGGCAGTCGAGAACGTACTCGTCGTTACGAGTCACAACCCAAACTTCTCTAAAGCTGAGAAGTGGCATGGCGCTACGTTGCTCATCTGTATACAATCTTCCTGTTAACTTACACTCTGTTGCCTTATCTGTCTTTTTTAATTTTTCTGTCTTAACTTTTACAGTCTCTTGTATGAGACCATTTTGTTTAAGTGTTTTATTTAGTTTTCTCGCAGCGTTTGCAGCGACTAAGGGTTTTGCATAATGCTCCGTTGTCATAATCATGCACCCGTCTGTCTTAACGCAGCCGACATAACCACTGTCAGTCTTTGCTGTAAAGACGTCGCGCTTTTCGTCTTGGGGTAACCAAACAGTAATCAAATTCATTTTTCTGCCCAGGAGTCTCCGACGTTTGCGTCGCATTTAACGGGAACTTTACTCAAAACAGACTCGGCTGCAAGTTTCATTTCGGTCTCAAGCACTTCTTTAAAATGATCTGCTTTGCCTTCAACCGCTTCAAAAATTAGTTCATCGTGCACCGTGGCGATTGGACGAAAGTCATCGTTTATCAATTTTCCTAGGCGGGCGATTGCAAGCTTCAATATGTCCGCCCCTGCTCCCTGAATCAGGGTATTGGCGCAGGTGGTCATGGCCGCGTCGTCGTAACTCAGCAACCTTCTCCTTCCAATAGGTGTTCTGACATAAGTCAAACCGTCTTGAACCATAGCGTTTCGCTCTCTGTGCCATTCTTTCAACCGAGGATAAGCACGGTGGAAACCTGAGTGAGCCACCTTTGCCTCAGACAATGAGATGATGTTACCTGAGCTAGCAGCATATGTTTTGTATTTTTTGAAACCCATGCCGTACAAGAGAGCAAAATTCAACGTCTTACCCATCTGACGCTGAGACTTTTCCACTTCATCAATCGGCACATGATAAATCAAGCTTGCAGTAAGTGAGTGCAGATCAGCCCCGTTTTGGAAAGCCTCGATCATTTGAGGTATACCAATCAGCTCTGCTGCCAAACGAAGCTCAATCTGCGAGTAGTCCGCGATAACAAACTTAAATCCTTTCGAAGGGACGAAACACTCTCTGAACTCTTTATCCCTAGGCACTTGTTGAATATTGATTCCCCAAGACTCTTTTTTCTTATTACCTGTTACACGTTTGGAGCCAGAGCTTGTAAAGCGTCCGCTGTTGGCTCCGTATGAGTTGTACCCACTGTGCATCCTTGAGGATACGGGGTTGATGTTGGTCAAAATTTTTTCGACGTGGGCAAGAGCAGTTTCAAGCTTGGTTCGCTTTCTAAGAAGGTTTAATGTTTCGTCGTCGCTGTCGAACTCGCTTAGTGCAACCTGAGACAGCGTTTGTTTTCCAGTTCTAGCGTCAGTTGGTAAAGCAGTGCCGATCTGATTGAAACATCGGACACATTGTGCATTAGA